TATGAAACATTCTGCTGGAGGTCTACCTTCCATACTAGGTATGCTATCAGCCGACGTACCCCATAAGTTCTGATCTAGTATATTATCCATCTCAACTTCAGAAGTTAGTCTCTCAGACTGCTCAGCTAGATCAAGGAGAAACTTCTCTTGTCTAGTTTTCTTAGCAGCAAATGTAGTATACCCTGCCTGCTTGAGTAACTTAGTACCTATTTTAATTGCACTAGATTTTTTAGTGCCTGGGCTACCTATAAGCATTACATATAGATTAGGGTGTAGTGTAAAATGCCCAAACCTAAAGTAAGGTCGCCTCCCCAAGTAAGCTGCTAAATTAGTTACAGCACACCAGCGGTGAAAGAAGGTAGGGCACTCTGTCTGAGAAGTATACTTGAGATATAAAGAGATGAAGTCTGGTTCAGACTCCTCGCTCATTCTGTCTCGCTCCAATATTTTGCATTATAATTCTTACCTGCTTTAATCCCAGCAGGAACAGTGAATGTTCTTATCTTTCCATCATATGCTCTTATTGTAATTGGTATTTCCATTCTTTCTTGAACCATACCACATAGATAATCATGACCTATACGGAACTGAAATAGAATGCTATCATGTATCTGTGCACAAAGTTTAAAGTTAGCAGAGTGTTCTGAGTGCATAGCTATCTCATAGAATACTGTCTTCCAAGCTCTGTTTAATGTCTGTGCATTAAGACACTGTGGCGGGTGTGCTATGTAAGCATTTAATGCTGTCTTAGATTTGTTAGGGTCTGAGAAACAATACCTAACCCAAGTACCAACATCATTGTTTACTGTATCTGTATATTCAGATTTACTGCTACAGTAGTGTATAGCTTTAGATATGATTTTACTAGTGAGTCTTACTTCATCTTTAACACCTTCATACATTACCTCTCTAATCATAGGATAGGCAGTATGAAATTGCTCTAATAAATATTCAGCTACTCTAAGATAACCCCACCCTATAGGTAGTTTTAGTAATCTTCGAGCTTTAGTTATGTTTTCTTCTCCCATAGTATTAACTAACACAAATGGCCCCATGTTATAGTTAGCACCGTGGTTTACATTCTTAGATATATCTCTAATAGTTACATTCAATTTCTTATGAAGCTTTACATCATACAGTTCATCGAAAGGTATACCAAAGAACTTACTAGCATTAGCACAATGAAAGTCAGGAGAATTTTCTACACTATCTATTAATGCTGGGTCGCCAGATATATAAGCTGTATCTCTACTCTCTGCTTGTTCTAGATCAGCCTCCGCTATCATAAAATCTGGGTCTGCTTTAAATGTAGTTTTAATTACACTATAAGGTATACCTGATTCTGGGTCTGGTCTAGGTATCTTCTGTACATTATCTCCACACCAGAAGTGATGTGATCTAGAAGCTAAGCGGGAAGTGTCAGTACCATGAGGATTAAGAGAGTATAAGAAACGAGAACCTGTACCATCTAATCTAGAGAATTCTTTACCTTCTGTAAGATAGTTACTAATGAGAGTTCTAGCTTTTCTTATTCGTATTACTAGATTAATTATTTTAGCATTAAATGGGTGTCTGAATCTAGCTTTCTTAAGACTCTTTTCATCAGTAGAGTTTAGATCTCTACAACCCAACATATTAAGTAACTGCCGCATCTGTTTAGGAGACTTTACATTGAATGTTTCTCCCTTCGGGACACCTAGTATAGTATTAAGTTGGGCTGATAATCTATCTACTATCTCCTGTTGAACAGCTTTAGCTTCTTTAAACCTACTCATATCTCTATGAATACCAGTCATCTCAGCCAAGTGACAAGGGAATACTAGTGGGAACTCCTCTAAATAGTTCTGTATAGCGTACTCCGGTGCCTCTGATAGCATTGCTAGCCAAGCGTTTCCTGTACCCCAAGTGTCAAGAGCATTATACTTGTAGTACTCGTGCATATCATTTGTATCAGCCAGATCTTTCCAATAGACCGCTTCTCTAATAAAGAAGCTGTTAAGGAACCCAAGATCTTTAGGTAACTCACTGTACCAGCAATGGAACAAATGAGCTGTATCATAAAGATAATTATAAGTAGGTGCGTTGTATCTTGCAAGATAACTAATGTCATATTTTCCATTTTGCATCACCTTTGGCGCTTTGAGTAAGTTCCACTTGCGCATGATTGATAGGTTATATTCAGAGTCCATAGGTAGAACTACAGACCTACTTTCTATCTTTTGTGTGCTATGGCTAAACCAGAAGCCACAGTAAGAGAGACAACGTATAGCAGCATTCTCTTTATAAGTTTCTATGTCAATACATATAAGAAATGCTGTTGAGAATAGATCGTATAATCTACCCTCATTCTCTGGTGTTAGCATAGACCATTCAAAATCTGTAGGCTTATACCACTTGTCAGGTTGAGTCAGTTTACCTATAGTTCTTTCAGCCATAAACTTACCGTACGGTACAGTAACCATATGCTTTAGTGGCTGTATAAATATAATCTCTATTTTACCCTTCTTATCATAGGTAGGTATGGAGAAATAACTTCCGGCATAGTCAGCCAAACTAGGAGCTTTCTTTTTATCCCAGTATAATAGCTTACGAAGAAAACTAGTGGATGTGGTAATAACTCTGGTCACACCTTTAGCATGACAGTGAAGTTGTACTTCAGAGATAGTATTAACTTCATCACTTCTAAGATAGGTGGTGAAGTTTCTCATAGTACCTTTAAGATAAGGTAGAAAGTTCTTATCTTGACGTGTTCCCCAGAATAAGATAGACTCTTTATTACTAGAAGATGCTGGCGCTGCTGCCTCTCTTGCTCGTAGCTTTTCTATGTGCTCATATAGAGATAGCTTAGACTTAGCTGGCTTCATTATTAGCGTCCACTTTATAGCTTTTTATTATACGACTATCATCTGAAACAACATTCATTACTTTTATAGCAGCATCATGAGTAGAGTGGACACTAAGAATATCCCACTGATTAGAATAGTATTCTAAAACTATGTATACAATCATAGCATTCCCCGGTATTTTTTACCTAAAAAACCTACACCAGTTTCCCAGTGCAGGCTCTAAGCTACTACGGTTAACTAAGTTCTAGCTAACTATAATATCCTTAACATTAAGATAATACTTAATATCATCAGGGTCTTTCTTATCAGTACGAATAGAGGTCATAATAGCACACTCTACATCTTTAACTCCGTCTATAATTTCACGGAGAGTGGTAAATCCAAGAGCTTCCTGGAAAGGTTTGGCTAACTTTTTAAAGTTACCTACACCAAACTGATTATCCATCATAAAGATAGTACCTGACAATGCACCTTGATCTGGTGTTTTATCTTCTTCATTAGCTAACTCTAAGCACTCTTCATACTTAAACTTAAGCTCAATGGCAGGGTGGCCGTTAATGCCATCTTCCTTTTGCTCAAAAGTAGCCATTACTTTATGACTACCTACAGGATAAGGCTCAAAGGCAGGTAAGTCAGCCAAGTCGTCTAGCGTTCCGTCTAATAGATCATCCATTTCGGACATAATATATTCCTTATACAATTTAATGTATGTAATTGATTAATGGTATTTATTTATTTACTTATTTACTTTGTAGTCTGGCTAGAACATCTTGAGCCTTAGCACCTCCTGTAGTTTCTTTAGGTCTAGTTACAATTCTTGAGTCTCCCTCATACAACTCTGGTTTAAAGATAGGCAATAAACTACCATCATTAAAATCTTCGAGAGCTATATCTGTACGAGAGCCAGTTAAGATTGTTGTAGTTGAAGTAGTAGAGGAGCTAAAGCGGTGTTTCCTATTAACTCTCTCAGCGTATATAACATGGTCGAAATACTTAGCTATATTACGAGAGAAGTTTCTAGTACCTCCTACAGGTACAAGAGTTTTCTTCTTACCTTCAGTCTCTACTTCAGCTTCGTGGGAAATAACTATTACATTATAACCCGCTTGTTGGATATGAGACAGGAATATATCTAGCAACTTACCTAGATTCCCCCAGTCATCATATGTTAGCTTGTATGTATCTGGCTCACCTTTAGTGATATGAGCTATACATGAATTAGTTAGTTGAGTTAATGAATCAAATACTACTACCCAGACATTGTCTAGCGTAGATAGTTCTACTTCAGTAAATGATTTATCATCTCTCTTACACAGCATACATCCTACTTTACCATGCTCATAACATATTGTTACTTTATTTCCTTTAATAACTTTAAGAGCAGTCTCTATACCTACAGGATAACTACGAGTATCAGGTATACGTAGCAATTCTATTCTCTCCTGCCATTCTTCCGGCAGTTGGAACATTACCTCATAGCCATTCTCAAAGTCAAACCATAAGAGATTGTAAAACTCTGCAAGTTTAGCAGCTATAAGAGACTTACCTGTTTTGGGTGCGCCATATATAATACAGCGATGTGTTGATGATTGTTTTAATGTGTTAAGTCTGGGCATTAAATTCTCCTATTACCTCTCCCATTGTATTTACAAAAACTTGTTTAGGTAAACTTAACTCACATATTTGATTTACGTGAGCTGTACCTAATGCTGTAGCGTCATAGCCTCTACTACTATCATCAAATGATACTAAATTTAAATCTACAAAAATTTTTATAGTATCGTCTGCTATAAGACAAGCATCTATAGCCATTGTAGATATTACTATGTGTATGAGAGAAGTTATCTCATATGGTGTTAATACTTTTTCCACTATCTACCTCCTCTATTGAGTCTAATACTCCAGCAGAAGCTATAAGTTTATGGCATTCATTCCACATGAAGTCTACCATATTATTAACTTCTTCTATTCTCTCTAGTTTGTACTGATGGTCAGCTGAACCCATATTTTTAAAGAGAGCTTTAGATACTTTCTTTTTAAAGTCAGATTTCTTACCACCAGATACAATCATTGAAGCTATAGTTTTAGTCATAGCCTCTATTAATTTTTTTTCTTCTTCTGGTTCTATTCCAAGAGCCATTAGACTAAACCTATCTTAGATAGAACTTCATAGGTTTCTTCATCAAACTCTATTACTTCCATATCAGATAACCACTGTATATAAGAAGGATTATCTTCTATAACATCCTCTACCTGTTTACCTCTATGCTTACCAAAGTAAAAGATAGACTCTAGAGTAGCAGTACCTTTAGGGAATAGCTTATGTTCTTCTAAGGTTGAATCATTTTCCATAGGTTGTTCAGTCATATTATTTCTCCTACTTTCTACTATGCTACCTATACCAGATACTTCATGCTCAGAAGTCTCACGAGTGTAAGGTATAGATGACCAGTCGAAACCATTAACTCCAGATTTAGATACAAGATAGTCTAGGCTCTGACTGTGTTCAGATTCAGCATCACTTTGTGTTACTAGCTTATTTGTATCAAGGGGCATGGAGTGTCTCCTATAATCTCTTTAATTTAAGAATTCTGCCTTCAAGTTTTTCTATAGTTATATCTCTTTCAACTATCTTACATATGAGATAGCCTACACAATCTGTATGACGGGAGCCGTCTTTAATCTTATCCCATATTTTACCACAGATAGTACACTCAGCACGGTTAAGTACAATAGGTTCAGACGGCATCATTAGTACCTTTTTTAATCTGGCTAGATACTAGATCATCAAATGTGACATAAAATTGATACTTATCTTCATCTTTCTCTATATCATCTAGTATACTCTGAGTTAAAGGCTTAACAAATTTCTCAGTCTGTAGTGTACATAAGCCTAGATACTCACACTCACGAAAGAAGTCATAACAGTTTTCACCATGCATAGGATAGCTAGTACCATAGCTTTCATACAGTTTAATCAATTGTGTATCTATGATTAATTCCTGTAACCATAATGCTCGCTGTAATAGAGACTTAGTAAATGGTAACTCTTTATACTCATAACTCTTAGTCTCGTATACTAAGTATAATACAGTGTATGATGACATTTCTGGGAATAGTATATCAAGCACTACTGAGTAACCTAATGCCTGACCTGAATTCTTATACATTGCTGGCTGTGCTATACTAGATGAAGTCTTAGCTTCTAGCGTCATTATTTCTCCAGTAGTCTTATGCTGTAAGACCGCATCTACAAAGCCGCGATACGTATAACCTCCTGGGAGTTTAATCTGGAACCCTAGTTCTATTGCAGGTTTACCCTCATACTGTACCAGTTCATAGTCAGATAGAAAGCCTTCATTATACATGCGTAAGAGTCTTTGTACTGCAAATACAGCAAGCCAGAATGATTTCTTCTGTCTAGAGTTTTCATCTAATAAATCTACGTTCCAGTTTAGGAATAATTCTAAGACTATTTGTGCCTCAGTTTTCCCTTCTAATACAGACGCTATTCCTTCACCTACGGCATGACCATAAGCAAATGTAAGGGATTGTTCCATATCTTTTACAGGATCTTCTAGTTCTACCTTATCAGAGGACAGTCTGTATAGTTGATACTTACGAGGACACTTGTGCAAGAGAGTACGAGAGCTATGAGATAAGAGTTTCAAGCGCGGGTCTATCTCTCCGGCTGGAAGTTCTATATAAACTATATCCTCTGGCTCACTGTCTGGCTCTGTACTAGGTATATAGTCTATAGGAGTGTCTAGTATATCAGCTAGTTCTGGTTTATCTACCGCCTTCTCAGATGGAGATAGACCTGCCTCAGCTAGTATCTCTGCTAAAGATTTAGATCTAATACTACCCACGTTGTATACTCTCTGGAATCTGTGGCTCTAATTTAGATATTCTTTTAGTTAATTGTTCAATGAGTATTTCAATACTTTTATTAACTTCCATAAGACTATGATTAATAACCATCTGTTGCTCATTAATCTGAACTTGTCTCATAATCTGTTCATTTAAAGTTTCAATAACTTCAGTGCTAATCATAAGATTCTCCTATCTTTCTGTTACTAACCAGTAGATATAATTCTCTGCTGCTGTTCGTTTAGTTACCCAATTAGAACTAGTAGTATCAGGAGATACAATTCTAGCTAACTGTGTAAGTTCGTATGTGCGAAATAAGCTTGGCACCATTGGATAATCTTTAGCTGCTACAGGCACAGAATAGAATGGACTCAGCCAGTTGTATAAGACTTGGGCACCTTCCATATCATTCTTACAGCATAGATTCTCTGAATTGATATAGATATATAGGAATACATCTAAGCTAGTAGGTTCTTTAGACTCAGATTTAGGTGAAGCATGTATCTCTGTCAGTGTAGCTAGTTGCTCAGTAAGGGAAGTCATCATCATCCCATTCTTTATCTGAGTCATCTAGCTCATCAAAGAGACTACTATCTCCTAATTTAGGAGGCAAAATAAAATCCATATAGAGTATCCATATAGATAGTATGATTACAACTGATGTTATGCCTAAGAGTATGAAGAATAAAGTCACAGGTCTATACCAATTTGCATATCTTTCATAGCTTTACGAGGCTTAGCTTTCCTAACTGTAGTGGCGATAGATACTTTAGTCTGCTCAAGTAAACCTTTAACCATGATATTACATTCTTCATCTGTTAAGAGAGTTACTATATCAGGGTCAGCTTTAAGGTTTCTATGAATATCTTGTAGTAAAGTAGGTAAACCTGGCTCTCTATCTAGTAATAGCTTCTCTAGACGTACTAATTTTTCTCTTACTTCAAACGCTTGATCTGCCATAACTATGTCCTATAAGAAGTCTACTGTGATTGGGTCATTACGCTCTAAGGTGAATTTCAATACATCTCCCATAGATTCGTCTTTTAGTTTATATCTCTTATTCTCCTCTAGTAAGAGAAACCTCCAACCTACGTCATTAGACTTTTCTTTCCTTACAGCCTGGATAATCCTCGGGTGGTCTAAAGAGGGCGCATATATACATGCGGTTAACTCCTCTTTAAGTTTATCCCATATGGGTTGATACTGTCGGATTAGACTTATCCTTTAAAGTTTATATACAGCTAGGTAAGAGAGGTGAGATATGGATATTATTTTTTATAAAATCCCTCAGTTATAAGAGATGTTTATTTAGATAGTAAGGGATTTTATAAAAAACCTTCTGCCTAGACAGATCTCTATACCGGGGTAGCATAGAGCCTGATAGATTTAGGCAGAAGGGGAAAACTTACTTCGAGTGAACCTTATAGCATTAGGAACTACAGGTTCTTAAGCAAGTCTTCATCTGAAACATTGAGATATGCGTCAGCTTTCTGTAACAGAAATTCTACGCAATCCTTATAATCATCAATGTTGGGAGAAGCGTTAGTGTAGGTTGTAAGCAACTCTACCATAAGCTCTAGGACAGGTACGGCTGTACGTACCGAAGAAAGTTTAGCTACCAGGAGTTTAGCGGCGTTAGCACACTGCTCAAGAGAGCGTCCAGTAGCATCCGGCATAACTTGGCAGTAGTCATCACCGAAAGCTTCCCAGATTTCCTTAGCTATACCACCACCTCTACGCTGTGCTTTAGGCAGATCAGCTATAAAGTTCCAGGAGATCTTATTCATTGGGAAGGTCGAAGCTGCGAGAGCTAAATCTTCATAGAGCAAGTCTCTAGCGGCAGCGTTAATAACTGTTTCCATAGCTTCTTTAAGAAGTTCAAGAGGCTTAGGGAACTCGGCAGCATTGGAGATAATATCTACAATACCTTGTGTAGAAGGATAAGCTACAGCGAGTTGTACAGTTTCCCGTACAGTCTCGATACCTGTATCCTTATCTTTAGACTTCTTGAAGTTAAAGTTAACAGGTCTAACATCTACAGAGAAGTCATGTTCCTCTGTAATTTTCTCCATAAGAGCAGTCATTTCCTCCTGAGTAGGGTTCTGAGCTGCGATTGTAACAGTTTCATTAGATGCTAACTCTGCTGAACCTGTTGTTACAGGGGCGTCTGAGTCCTGGGTTACTACGTCTGTGGTTTCAATGTTTTCTTGTTCCATTGCTTTATACCTTAGTTAGTTGTCAGTACGAGTTTTGCCATTAGTGGCTTTTAGTGTAGTGTTACACTAGATCGGTTAGCCACTAATGATTAGCTGGCAGATTTTCCCCGATTCGAAGTACAGTTTACCTGAGATACAAATTATGTCAAATTGTTTTTTCCTGTTAGGTAGAAGATTT